AGTACGGACGCCTGCCATAACTGGCGTTGGGATATTGATTTTAAATAATGAGGTCGCATCGTAATATCTCCTTACGTAATATAGCCTATCTTCTTTAGGATAATTTGCAAACAGAGTTGCGGCTATCATCATATACATATATTGTGGAGTTTCAAATATTGATCCACTACTTCGGTCTTGACAAAGATATTTGTCAACTACCTGTCTTAGTCCAGCGTAGGTAAAGTTCTCGTCACGCTTGTGATGTATGTAGGCATCTAGTCGTGTAAGTTCGTCATCGGAATAAGATACTAATATACCAGGATCATAAACACCTCTTTCAATGTTTAACTTGATCATTTCTTTTAGCGGAAGAGTCTTGTAGTCACCAAATACATCTTTATATGTTCCATACAACAATAATCTTGCTGCGGCATATTGATAATTAGGATTTTCAAGACTGATAAGATCGTTTGCTGAACGTATAAGAATTTCTTGTATTTCGGCTGTACTCATACCATCGTAAAACTGAATGTTAGCATTCATTTCGATTTGGCTACTACTTACTCCTGCTAAACCTTCGCATGCAAATTCTACTACCTTATGTATTTTATCTATGTTTAGCTCTTCTTTTGCGCCATCTCGTTTGACGATGTAAATATGATTTCCGTTTGACATTTTATTCCTCTCTTTTCAATATTAGTTATTTATTGGAGCCTTGGCATTACATACTTTTTTTCGACTTGCAGTGTTGTGGATAACTCTGCACGAGTTGCTTTGCCTTCATTCCAGCTTATGACAATGTTGTCTATTAATAACAGATAAACAGTTCGAGATTTTTCTCTGTCTATACCAATATGTATCTCAAAATTTGCTTTTTTAAAGCGTTCAGTTAACTGTAAAGAATAGCACACTCCTAATACACTACAAAAAGCACAGTATTGATTTTCAAATACAAGTTCCCAAGGATCAGGCCAAGTGGCGTTATCCCAAGGATCTGTGTTAATACTTACTCTTGGTGCTTGATCATAGTAATCAATTGCACTTTGAATAGAATCTATTTCTGTCTCTAATGTTTCACGAAATTGATTCCAGGCGGCTAACCTGTCTTCATACTTTTTAATATGGAACATTTAAATAGCGTCTGTTTTTTTGTTTTTAATTTTAAATTTCATCTCTGTTTCATCGTCATTAGGCATTGTACTAGTTACTTTAACAGAAATTGTTTCGTTTGTCAAGTCCCCATCTTCGTCCAAAATATCTGCGGCAAACGAAATCGCAGATTCATATGTACTATTACCTGCATAATCATATGCATCAGTAACGCTTACAGTTGGGGTGCCATAAGCATCCATAGTTAGATGTAAATTTCCCGATCTAATCATTTCATAATTGTTGCTAACCATTAAGTAATCAATATCAAACGACTGATTTGCTAGTGCTGGCAATCTAAAAGTTTTTATATTTGTCCCTCTACTGATAGTGACTTTGTGTTCAAACGTATTTTCAAAATTACACACTCCTTCAATTTCAGGTATATATGGTGTATTATTAATATATGATTGATTGTATGACAAAGCCGCTGTTCTCGCAAAATAATCATTAATAGATTGATTACCTGTTTTTGCAAATTTTAAGATACTATACTGAGGTTGTCCTTCTGTGCCTGCTTCGTTACCAACTCCTACAAAACTGTTGTTAGAACTTAGATTGTAATTTCCATTTTCAATCCATATTCCGTATCTATTGATGTCTTTAAAATTACAATTTGAAATCGTTGTATTGCTAGGCCCAACACTTGTTCCTGCCGCAGGAGTTCCTAGTGCCATATCTACACCAAAAGCAATACCATTACCTAGTGTACTAAATTCGCATTTGTCAAAAATATTATTATTAATATCCCAATTACTCATTACACCATAGGCAAATCCATTGATTCTTATGTTAATAAACTTGTTATTGCCGCTTTCGACACTTCCACTTAAACTATCTAATTTTAAACCAATGTCAGTGCTATAGTCAGTTGGTATTGTGTCTCCTGCTGTAAATGGTCCTATTATGTCGATGTTTTCAAACAAGCTATCTCTACAATTATCTAACAGTAAACCTAAACCTGTTTGTGTGGTTTGTAATGTCATACCTCTACAAATTATATTATGTGCTTGTGTGTTAAAAGTAGGTGTCAAATTATCACTGTTTACTGTTTTAAAAATAGCATTAGCTGTAGATTGTTTTATAACAGTTTTTTCAGGTCCGGCCCCAACTATAGTTGCCTGTGGAGGAATTTCGATAGTGCTTGTAATGTTATAAACTCCTGGCTCTAAATGTAAAATTACTCTGCCTTGTTCACCTGTGATTCCATCATTAAGAAATAATTGGTTAATAGCTCTCTGTAATCCTGCTGTTGCATCTTGCGATGATTCTCCAGTTACTCCAAAACTACGAACACTTACTCTGTCATCTAATCTGTCTTGTAAACTTCTTTGTATAGGACTTCCACTTGATCCAGTTTGTATAAAACCATCTTCAGAACGATAAGTGTAACTGTCAGATAGCGTAAAAATATTATCATATTGAGTTAAAATTTTAGTATTGCCAACTTCTGCTGCACCTTCTGAAACGCTACCGTTACCTATAAAAAGTTCTTTAGTATCAATAGCCCAGCCAAGTTCACCACTAGCAAGTTGAGGCAAACCAGTTCCTTGGTTTTTTTGTCCTCTTCTTATTTGAATTCGTGATATCTGTACAACTGCCACGTATTTCTCCTACATTAATAATAGTATTTATGCTTGCATCTCATAATATTGATACACACGATTGTACCATTCAGTGCGCCATTCTTGGTATTCGTCTGGCCATATATCAAACTGTTGGTATTCTCCTTCTCTACTACACATAAACACATGTCCTTCACGTATCTCGGTGCCGTATATTTCATTGTGTGCTTCAGCATAAGCTACAAGTTGTAGGAAATAATCAACCACCCATTCAAGTTTCTTGGGCTTGTTAGTTTGTTTGAAATCCATGATAGAGGGTTGACCTTTGTAGGTGCCAACTAGGTCAGTTGTTCCTGCATACATCTGTGGCATATATAAATTTACTTCAGACCCCCATATCTCATCTACATGGGTCATGGCTTTTTCTTTAATCTGGGCTGCCATCATATGCGCCTGTTTTGCAAATGGGTTCGTCCCCGGAGTAGGCCATTTACCAAACTCAATGTAGTCCTCAAGATATTTGTGCATGCGGGTACCAACCCCCGCCGCTTCAGTAACTATTTCTTGTGCTTTTTTCTCACCTACCCTCTTACGCCAAGCAATAAGGTGTGTCTTATCTTTGGTGGCGTCTAGAATAGTTGTTACAGATGCTACTGCATTACCATCAGGGGTGGCATATAATCTACGACCCTCTACTTGTTTTCTCTCAATGGGTTGGTATTCGTAACGTTTAGTTATTAGACTCATCGTGACCCTCTTCATATTCGTCCCAACGATCCATAAATGGATCCATTGCGTAATAAGGATCAACGGTTGAGTTAGGGTCGTCCTCAGCAGTAATAGTATGTACTTCAGGTACATAATGTTTGACCATATTCTCTACACCCATTTTCAGTGTAATTGTGCTACTCGCACATCCGCTACATGCTCCACCTAGAATCAATTTCAAGTGTCCGTCGTTGTAACTTACAAAATCAATAACACCACCATGGCTTGATACTGCTGGTTTGACATTGGTTTCTAATATATGTTTTATATGTTCTATAATTTCTTCTTTGTTTCTATCAGCCATACGATTAAAATCTCCTAATTTATACTAGTTTAACACAGATATCTATAGTTGTCAAGTAATTATAGTTTATCGCCTAGATTTGTTGCACTTTTGGCCATTTGACCTACAACATCGCCACTGGCATCGGCTTGAGGTACATTATTATCGATTGTTTTTTGTGTTTTCGGTTCAACACCATCTGCAGAAAAATTCTTAACCATAGTTTTTACTCTTGGATCAGTATCGTAGGCGGCTTTAAATGTACCGTAATCAAATTGTTCACCGCCTACATTTGCCATTATTTTATTAAGGTCAAGATTTTTTACGCCTTGTTTCATCATTTCTTTTGTAGGGGTTTTAAAATGCAGATATAATGCAGTGCCTTTTTGATCAGCAGATGCAATGATAGTACGCAAGATGTTTACCAACTTGCTTGAACTTCCTGCGTCTACTTCAGCTATTCTCACTTTTTTTTTGAACTTAGAATTGTTCCTAATCTGCGTGATAGTTGTACAGATTCTCGTTTAGCTCTGCCTGCTTCGTCTGCTCCACCAGCTGCTGGTTCTGCGGCACTAAAGTCATCTGCTTCAGCATCAACGGTTGGTTCCATTTCTGGTTCAGCAACATCGTCAGCTGGCATTTCATTTTGTGTGCCCATGTCGACTGCTGGTTCAGCTTCGCCTGTCAGTTGGCCTACGCCACCTGTAAGTGCGCCACGTGTGCTTTCTAATGCTGTAAATAATGATTCAAGTGCAGGCTTAACTACTGCGATGAATGATTCTGATTGAACTTGTCCCATTTCATCACGGATTGCATCGCCTAGTTCTAACATTGATTCTGTTTGCATTTCTGCTGTGTCTTCCATCCAGCCTGTAATTCTGTCTACCATATCTTTTGCAGCCATAACAATCTCTGCTTTGTCTTCTTCGCCTTCAATTAATGACTTGAAATAGTTTTCAATTATAACTTTACCTTGGTCTTTGCTTTCTTTTATTTCTTTCATTTCTTTTTTGCAATCTTTTATCATTGCCTTTAATTTATCCTTATCTGCATCTGAATGCATGTTCATCATTTCTTTATCAGACTTGCCATCTTTAATCATTTTCATTACATGAGCTTTTGTAGGATTTTTTCCTTCAATAATTTGAGTTTCTTTTGTTTTATTTTGTTTTGATTCTAATGTTGTTGCGGCATTCATTGCGGCTTTTTTTACTTTGTTTTCATCAACATCTACACCTGCGGCGTCAAGAGCTGCTTTGATACCTTTATAGATAGCCTTCATTAGTTCACCTGTTGGACTGAATCCTAACTTGTCTTTGATTGGCCCATCATAAAAATTATCAATTGCGTCTATATTATCGTCTTCGTTAGTTTCGTCAACTGGTTTTTTCTTTTTATCTTTAAGAGCTTTCTTCATAGGCTCTTTTTTGTCGCCATCTTTATCGAAATCTAAATAGTCTGGCTTTGCATCTTTTTCAGCAACATCTTCACGTTCAGCTATTTCTGCGTTAAGAACATCAAGGAAGAGTTTGTTCTTTTGATAATTGCTGTTATTATGAACAGAATCAAAACTTTCAGTAGTTTCTGTTTGACTAAGTTTAGTTCTAATTTTATTACGAGCATCTTCAAGTTGCTCAGTTGTAAATTCATCCACATTGATTTTGGTGCCGAATTTTTTAGCCAAGCTCTCATTTAAGCTCGAACTTGTAATTGGTTTGTTTAGTTCACGTATATTCATATCACTCTTCCTAATGATTTTGTTATAGTTATTTATCACTTTATACAAATAAGAAACGCATGAGATTGGCTTTAGCTTGTTTGGTCTTACTTAAACTAATGTCTAATCTGAATTCGGCTGTTTCTCTTTTGATCTCGTTTTCTGTATTTTCTATGGTATTTTTGTAAAACAAGCTATCAGTATGGTTTTTTGCTATAATATCATCTAATTTTTTGATTTCTTGTAGGTTGCCAGTGTCTTTAATTACTGCCCTAGCCCATGCAACTGCGGCTGTTTTTGAATAGGTTTCCGTTATTCTCTTATTTTCCTTGCAATCGTATATAAGGTATCCGTGATTGCTTTTACGTATTACAATGTGTGCAATGCGTATGCTATTGCCTTTTTGATAAGGAAAGGCAGTGACATCAACACTGTCTACTAGTTCTTTAAGTTGTGTTATTATATATTGATCAATCATTTCGCATAACCAAAAAGAGTCCTTCGTTGCGTATTTTACTTACTAAACTTTTCTTTATTAAGTTGTCAATTATGACTTGTTCTCTCTCTGAATATGCGTTTAATGGGTGCGGTATAGCACCTATCTTGGGCAGAAGTTCTGCCTCTTCGTTGGTTGTGTAAATTGTAAAATCTTGTATAAGTTCGTTGATTTTCATTACATTGTTTGTTTCATTACTACCTTAGCACCAGGTTGAATGCCTTTATCTACTTCACCTGTTGCACCTGCGTCTATTACAAAACGCTTGCCAGTAGCATCGCTAGGATCTTTACTAATCATACCTGGCTTTTTAGGATCTCTTGGTATTTTAGTTTCAATACCACTTTTAGGATCTTTAAGAACTACTTCTTTGTCATCAGCTGACATTACATCAAGTTCTTGTTCGTTAAGTATTTCATATATTTTCATTTGAACTTCTTCCTTCCGAAAGGTGACTTTCTTGGTTGGTTTAATCTAGTAAGTCTCTTACTAGCTGGATTTGCTCTACGTGTAATTGCACTTTTAACTTTCATTTGTCCGCTACGCTTTGCCTTTGTTGCTTTTAATCCTACACTCTTTTTAACATTGATAGGAGCATTACATGCAGCTGGACTGGCTCTGACTTGTCCTTTGCGAGCACCGTGTAAACAACGGAACTTTCGGGTTTGTTTACCGCCTGAACGACTCCAAACTCTTGCCGATCCTGCTTCTACTATCTCACCTACAATCATCGTGACATCCTATTAAGTGCCGCAACTCTACGACTGGTAGGATTTACTCTTTTGGTTCTTTTGGCTTTCCTTGCCATACGATTTCCCATACGAGCTTTAGTTTGTTTTAATTTTATTCTTTTTTTAACGTCTGGAGCTTTAAAGCACTGTGCTGGTTCTTTAACCACGCGACCTTTGCGACTGCCTGCGGTGCATCTGTATTTACGAACAACTTTTTGTCCGCTCTTTGCCCACACTTGTCTTTCTTCTAAACTTTCATTATCTAATGAGTTTAGAGAACCTAAGGTAAATTCTCTCAAATACATTGCATACTCCTATGCTGTATTTATATAAGTTTAATTGAAGTTTATTAATAGAACGACTATGGTAGAGAGTAGGCCTGCAACAATAGTACCTGTTGCACCTATGATCACTTTAATCATGCTCTTGTTGCCAGCTTGTATATCTTGGTGTACGTGCTCCAGTTTCTTTTCAACTGCTGTTAGACGTGACTCAAGATTCTCGTAACGCTGTTGACATAGGTCAACGTGGGCTTCAAGATTTTCTCTTTCTAGTTCTGTTGTTCTGGCTCTTGCCATCTTATTATCTCCGTTCCGTTTGCTCTTGGAAGGGGCCTAGTTACTGTGCCTTGTAGATGTAATGTTTGCCTATTTTACAAAGTATTTATAGTTATGCCTGGTGTTAATTATCAGATAGTTTAAAAACTACGTTGCGTTCTGTTGGGTCTTTGCTTCTAAAAGCATGGTTATTTATGACTGCTGTTTCTTGTAATCCTGTTATAATAGGCACAAGATCAAAGTCTTCTTCTAATGTTTCCTTTGTCACTGCACCTTCATAGTCGTGTTCAAATAAGAATTCCCAATATCGCTGTTTGCCTATAATAGACGATCCAAATCCCTTATCAGTTACGTCATCAACTTTTACGTCACATTTGACAGGTATAGCATTTACTCTTAGTCCAACAGTTTGCAACATCGTTAGATAGTTTGCTTGTTGATTGCGAGCAAGTTTATTATCCTGTTTGCGAGCATTAGTTTCAGTAATATCCACAACGGTTGTAATAGTAACTCTCATGCATGTATTTAACGGTCATAAAAAAAGCGCCACTGTAAAAGTGGCGCTTTGTATTAGGTATAAGCCTATTAGCTTACTACGATTGCTGAACCTGCTGTTACAGTTGTATCTGTACCAACACCGTTTAGATTTTCTAAACGTCTTGCAATTGAATCAGCGTCAACACCATGTCCGTCCATTATTACATGGATAACACCTGTGTTGTCGTTTGGTGCACTTGCCATTAGTGGCTGTAGTTCACGTAGGATAAGATCATATAATGAACCGTGTGATCCATCTACTGCTCTTAAGTCTACTGGTGCATCGTCTGTTCCATCGGAAGCTGAATCGATTCCAATTACGAATGCTTTAAGTTGAGCTACACTTTCTAGTGTACCTACTGTGTTTGCTCCACCATTAGCTGGTGTAAAGTCATATGTTGCTGCCATTTTCTTCTCCTTTTATCTTAAATAGCACACTACGCTCAGTAGTGTTTGTATAATATTATTTAGTCGATATAGGAAAATCAGCTACTTTAAGGTCTTTTTTGCCCGATTTTGAATAGATCTAAACATAGAAATATAACTAGGGCCAGCTCTAACAACATCATCTAATGCTTTAATAGCGGGCAAATAGGCTTTTACAAATTGACTAGGTATAGGTTTACCTTCTGCGGCTAGTTCTAAAAAGCCTTTGATAAGCATAATATTTTCAGGACCTACTAGATATCTATAGAAAGTATAGTCTCTGCTTGCTGCACTTGTATCTGGTTTACTAAAAACAGGCTCATTGTCTTTTACCCAGTTGCTTTCTAGGTCTTTAATTACAACAAACTTTGCAAAGTCATCTATAATATCACTATTTCTAAGTTTAGCTCTTGCGGCATAGATTAATTTTGTAGCATAGACTTTTTTACTCTCAATATCAAGACTGTTCCAATTATTGATGTTGCGTCTAATAGTTTTATATTCACTGTTATTGATGTTTAAAGCATTTTCAAGTTTGACAAACATTTGAGTAGTGCCTGCAGGGCGTGTGCCACTGCCGAGATTTTGTAGGTAAGCGTTTAGATACTGTATAGGAAGGGAAGTATTTGATCTAGAACGCTTTGCTGCTCCAGGGTCTTTAAGTTTGTCTAAAGCCCTGTCGTCTCCGTTTACAAAATAGATAAAGTTGTATAGGTCAGTGCTAGCCATTTTGAAACGTTGATAATATTGATCTCTACTTTTCCTACAATAGTCTCTTACTACAGATGTAGCAACAGGCACTTGGCTCATTAAATCAAGAACTAATAAAGTAAGATACATTTTCTCACAGCAATCTGCATATGTCAGAACTTTCATGTTCTGATCATTTCGAGTCATCCTTGCTTCTTCTAGTTCTTGTAAAAAATCCATTATGGTCCTTTTCTGTTTCCTAGTGCCATTTTAGTTGTATCACTCATATACTTTTGTACATAAAGTTGTTGCATAGTTTTACCATCATTGGCATCCAAGAATGGTTTAATTCCCTGCGTTTTACCAATGTCTCTTTGGAACTGTTCTTTTTCTTGTCTGTCTGTACCATTTACTGGTGGACGTTTAAGTAAACTCATTAAGTTAGCCGCCTGATCCATTGTAAGTTGCACCATGCCACCGTCCCTAGTTTCAATACTATCCTTAGGATTTGGATTTCCTCTACTGTCTAGCATTTTACCAAGTTGCTGAGTAATTGAAAATTTATCCGTTTCAGGATCATATGTGTCGTCGTCTTTGTCTAACTCTGAACCATAGCCTTTTAGGCCTAAATCGTCAAAGTCACCTTCTTTAAGTATATCTTTAAGTTTCATAGGTTTCCCTTCCTTATCGTTGTACGGCTCTGTTTGCCGCTGTAAAGCCAGCTCTGTTTACAAGTTTCATATCACCTTCAGGGTGAGCTAGCACATACCCTTCTCCGCCTTCAATGTCGCCAATGTTTGCTTTTACATCAGCATCATGTGAATCTAATTGATCGATTATATTATTTTTTACTTCTCGAATTTTGTTTATAACTTCCCACATTGCATCATAGCCTTGTTTGTTTTGTGCAATATAATCTACTATTCTTTGTTGCATTGGTTTACTTACTTTACTACTCGCTAACCAACTTGTAAAGTCTTTGCCAAGATTATCTAACCCTGAATCAACTTTTTGATTGGTATAGTTATAAAATATATTAGGCAATCCTTTTAATTTTAAACCAACAAGCGTTTCTGTATTTAAAAATTTATCTATTGCTGTTGCGTCTTTGCTTATTAAAGTTCTAAGTTCTTTTATATTTTCATCTTCTACTTGAGGTGCTCGCTCAACTGTTACAGGTGGTACAACAAAAACTTCATTACCAACAAACATGTCTGATACATTATTTGGTAAAGGAGATTCATTGCCTTCTTCGTCAACTAATCTGTGTATTACTACACCTGTTTTGCTTTGTGAAATACGCTGTCCAATCGGACTGTTAGTATCTACTCTGTAGGTAACAATGTTTGGTTTAAACACAAATTTATTATCTTCAACAGGCGGAGTGTTATAGTATAATAAGTCACCTTTGAAATAACCTACAAAATCTTTTGGAACTGCTTTTTCATATTCGTCGTAGATGTCAGCCATGTTACCTACAAACATTTTGTAATTTGTTGCTTTCTCTGGATCCGGATTGTTTGCACCAGGTCGGGCCATAAGCATCTGCTGTAGAGCTTTTGCACTCTTTGCTCGTCCGTCATATCCTTTTGCTCCAAATCCTGATTTGTCTGTGAGTACAAACTCTCCATCTGCATTGCGGCCAAAAATGATTGCGGGAGATCCATCCCATTTGATTGTGACATCCGTGTGTCCTCCTTGCTCAAGATTTTTCAAACTTTGTACAACACGAACAGCACCAGATGATCCATCAAATATAACAAAATCTTCTGCGTGTTGAATACGTGCATCTGCTTCAATAAGAGGCTGTTTGTTTATCTGTTTGAACTCGTAAAATCTCATAGCATTCTCACACTGTTTAAACTAAGTCCAGCTAGCTCTTTAATGCGAGTAAGTTCTGCACTTTCAGGAAGACCCTTGCCAATCTTCTCCATGTTTTCTAACCACGGAGCAATTAGTTCTTCAAAGTTAGGATCACTTCTTACATAGGCAATCATGCTTTCAACTGTAAGGGTGTCTGCTTCTCTTGCTCCCGGTCCTAATAGTATCTCTGCAATTTCGTCCCAGTCATCTGCTACCACAGCATCTCCATTGTTAGGATCAACTACGCCTTTGGTTGGACTAAATTTATAACCTCTACCTCTTGCAAGACTTGAAAGTAGCACAGCTCTGTCAGCACCTGTGTAGTGTTCTGTGCCTCCACGCTTGGCTCCACGCTGTAAGTTAGGATTATCTGTTAGCATAAAATCTGTTTGAACAAATCCATTGTTGGCATCACCTCTGATTGGTGTGCGAAAATGTATTTGCAAACCTGCATTTGCAACCCAACCTTGAGTAAATGTTCTGCCCTTGTTCATAATTTCTAGATCAGGTATGCCCTGTTTTTGACACCAGTTGGACAGTTTTGCTATAATTTCTTCTTTAGGTAATTCTCTTACATCAACGTTAAGATCAATGTCGCCTGAACTATTTTCTTCAAATGACCCATCTGGCTTGTTCTTCTTGCCTGTGGTTCCTAGCAAGTCTTCGTCAATAAACTTAAAACCAAATGTAGCATTCAGCCAATCCACTGTTGGCTTTACATCAGCAGTTGCAATCCTTTGTGTGATAGGACCTTTTTCTGTTTTGAATACGTTGCCGCCTTCTTTAAGAATCATCTTCTTGCCTCTGCTTGTTTTCTATAATTTTTTCTATTCCACGCTTGAATTTGCGTGGGTCTCCGCTTTTAATACTGTTAAGGAAACGTCTTTCAAGCTCACCTGCGGTTGCAGCATCATAGTTTTGATTAATTGTATTGATAAGATTAATACTGCTGTTAATAATATTATTAGCAGTTGTTTCAATTAATCGATCATTATCCCTGTTCAAGCCAAGGTTGTTTAGTTCTTCTAAGATACTACGAGTGTGTTTTTTCATTGCACTTTCCTATACAATGTATTTATTGTATATAAAATAAATATAGATATAGAACGGAGGGCTAAAATGGAAATATCCAAACTTAATTTCAAAGAAAGATCCTTATTTTTCGCAAATTTGGCACAGATTGCTTATTGTAACGAAAGAGATGCTATAAGTCAAGCGAAAAATTACTCATTTAACACAGTAGAATTCTACAACAAAGACGGAGCCCAAGCATATCGCTTCATGAACAAACATGATTTAGTTATAGCCTGTCGCGGAACACAGCCTGCAGAATTCAACGATATCAAGGCAGATCTACAGGCATTACCTGTTATAGCTGAAACTATTAGTCGTGTTCATCAAGGCTTTAAAAAAGAAGTAGATGATCTCTGGCCTATGATATTAGAAGATATTTCCCGGAAAGCAAATGCCAACAAAAATATTTGGTTCTGCGGACACAGTTTGGGTGCGGCAATGGCAACTATCATGGCAAGCCGTTGTCATCTATACGAAGGTATTCCCCCTGTTCAAGAACTTTATACCTACGGATCTCCAAGAGTTGGATGGCCTAAATATTGTGCTAGTCTTGCTGTAACACATCATCGTTGGGTAAACAACAATGACATTGTTACACGGGTGCCTCTAAATATTATGGGTTACAGACACCACGGTGAAGAACACTACATGAATGCATACGGCAATGTTCGCAAAGTCACTGGTTGGCAAAGATTCAAAGATCGTATGCGTGGTATGTGGATGGGTATCAAGCGAGGTAAGATTGATAACTTTGGTGATCACGACATAGGATTGTATATTGCTAATTTAGAAATGTATGAAATGGGTAAAGAAAACAGCCAATCTTAAACTTTCACAAGGTTGTCTCTAAATATTTCCCAAGCTCTTTCCCAGCTCCATTTTGTACTAACACTATACACTTGTTCTCTGTCTAGGTCAAGACATTTTTTTACAGCATATTCTAGTGTGTCACTCATTATACCTGTTTGGCCTTGATCAATAACATCAAGCGGTCCTTGCACAGGATAGGCCGCAACAGGTGTGCCACAGGCCATTGCTTCTATCTGCACCAGCCCAAAAGTATCCCAACGACTAGGGAACACAAACACATCTGCTTGACGATAATAGTCAGCAAGTTCTTTACCACGTTTGGGACCTACAAAATGTACATCTGGATATTTGTCTTTATAGTATTCTAATTTCGGACCGCCACCTACTTGTATTTTTGTGCCAACTACATCTAGTTTGTAGAATGCTTCAAGATTCTTTTCAGCACTGACTCTGCCTACATTCAACATTATAGGTTTAGTCGCTTGATTGTTTCTCACGCCTGGTTTAAATATATCTCTGTCTATTCCTCTTGTCCAAGGCTTGATGTTGCGAACAAATCCTTTGTCGTGTAGTTGTTCAACCATTGAAGGAGTAGTAGTGAGTACGCAATTTGAATTA